CCTATCTCAGATTGAAGTGAGAACACTTTGTTGGCTCGCAAACGATAAAGAAATGCTGGGGGAGATCAAAGAATCTGATGACATCTACGAAGCGTTTGCAATACGGTTTGGAATGTGGAACCCAGATGAAGAAGATAAACCCTTCAAGAAGCACCCCAAACTAAGACACTCTGTAAAAGGGATGGTGCTAGGTTGTGGGTATGGTGCTGGTGCGGGGCGCTTTGCTTCGATGTCTAACATATCCGAAAAGGAAGCTGATAAGAGAGTTAAGAAATACAGGTCTAAAATGAAGAAGGTTAAAACCTTGTGGTCTAAGTATAACTCAGAAATTGAAGGTTCTCACGAAGCTAGTCAGCAGATACCAACAGAGTTTAGCGTAGATCTACCAAGTGGTAGAGTTATTAACTACGGTGTTCTTATATCTAAAGCAGATTCAGGGAGATTGCACTTCATAGCTGGGATTCCTAGACACGGAAAAGTCCTACCCGTCCGCCTATGGGGTGGATTAGTAGCAGAGAATGCTTCACAAGCATTAGCTAGGGATATATTTTCCGACATGATGCTGCGTGTTGAAGAAGCCGGACATAAAATTATTATGCATGTCCATGACGAGATGGTGATCGAGTCAACGGTAGAGTTCGCCGAGCAAGACTTAGCTGACGTTATAGAAATTATGTCCGAACCTCCGGCATGGATTCCTGATATACCGTTGTCTGCTGAAGGGTCAATTCTAACACGCTATGAAAAATGAAATACAGATACATTGAAAATTTACGATCAAAGAAATGCACACCGTGTGACGATATGTCTAAAGTTTCGGTTAATCCGAAACCTACTTTTAAGTCAAAAGCTGAATACAGAGAATGGTGCGGGAAGCAGACAACAAAGCATTGCTTCTACAGCCTAGCGGAAGGACTAGCCCCGAACGCTCGAATAGAAGGTGATAATAAAGTAAATCTAGTTCATGGAATTGCAGCGGATTACGATGCTCCGGTAAATTGGCTGGATGTTGATAATACAATCGCAGCTAAGTGTGTCGGTTGTATGCCTTCGTGGAGGTCTAAGACTCAAAGTGGTTACATAAGAATTGTGTTTGAATTCGAAGAACCCATATCTATTCCAGATTTCTTATACAAAGCTTTCCTTAATGAATTGAAGTCGTCCATTAACTTCAACAAAATATTCGCAGGCTATGATGTTAAATCAGAAAATCCTTCTCAGTATTTTGAGCTTGGGAAAGATTGGACTCCCCTTGGTGGGCTTGTCCCGCCTGCTGTTGTCCAGACTGCTCTGATAAAAGCGGCCCAGAATAATCCCCCTGAATCTAAGGAGACTTCGATACCAATCGAAAAGATTGCACAAGAAGTTGATAAGAGATTCCCCAATAGGTGGGTAGGTGATTTGGAAGTAGGTTCTAGAGGTCCACTGTTTTGGATTGATGATGGGATTGATAGAGAAGGTTGTCAGGTATTTGAAGATGGTTGCATCGTCTACTCAGATCGAGATGAAGGTTGGAAAACTTGGCGAGACATATTTGGTAAAGAGTTCGTTAAGAAATACGAAGAAGAGAAGATGGGCAATCTACTCGATGAGTATTGGTTTAACGGAAGGCAATTCTTTAAACTCCTTAACAAGATCGCACAACCAATTCCAAGAGATCAACTCGTCCTAGAACTCAAACAGCGCGGCTTTAAACAACGCGCTAAGAAAGGAGATAACATTTCAGAGGTTGAGAATGCCATCCTAGTCATTAGTAACCAAAATAGAATTAATGAAATCGCTCCAATTGTTTTCAGAAGGGATAAGCGTGTCGTTAGTTTTAATGGTCTAAGAATCCTTAATAGTTCTAGCATCGAACCAATCTTAGCAGCGGAAGATGGTGACTTCGATAAGTGGCCTTGGATCAATAAGTTCTTCGATCAGTTCTTCGTAGACTCCACGGACGTTCGGGCGAAGTATTACTTCTTTGCTTGGTTCCAGAGATTCTATGCGGGGGTTATCAATAATCGAGAAGATCAGGGGCAAGCTTGTATCCTAGTTGGTCCCGCTAAAAGGGGTAAGACCCTACTCTCTAATAAGATTATCTCTGCTGCTGTAGGCGGTTATGCTGATGCTAGTGATTATCTTTCGGGAGGAACTAAGTTTAACAAAGACTTAGGGAGGGCCGCTGCTTGGGTTATCGATGATACCGTAAGTGCTGCTTCATTCCAAGATCAACGGAAAGCAACCGAGCTAATTAAACGTGGTGTAGCTAACCCAAGAATAGAGTTCATGGCTAAATTCTCAGACGCTGTAACTCTCCCTTGGGCGGGTAGGATTATCGTTAGCCTCAACGATGATGCAAACAGTATGAGCGTTATCCCAACACTGGACTCTAGTAACCGAGATAAGCTGATGGCTTTCAAGATCTGCCCCAAGCCGTTTAAGTTCCCTAAGAAATACGATCTAGAAGATATACTCGATAAGGAGCTACCCCACTTCCTAGCTTGGTTAGAGAAATGGAAACCGCCTGAAGAGGTTCTCGACGATGATCGATTTGGAGTTAAGAGCTACATTGACAATAGTATTGCTTATGCGGCTTATGATAACTCAAGTAGATCTCAAGTAGCCGAACTAATCGACTTCTTCTCTAAAGCTTGTAGAGAACAGAACGATAGGATGAAGCAGTGGCGGGGAACTATTACTGAATTCCAAGTAGCGATCCATACCTACAATAATGGTAGGGCGCTAGGAGCTTCTAATAAACTAGAGTTCGTCCGTAATGGGTTAGCGCATCTAGAAGATGCTGGTAAATCTAACAACGGTATAAGACCCATAAAGTCTGTTGGAAAAGGAAGTGGTAAGGTCTGGGTGATCGATGTCACTGAGCCTTTCGATATCGACTTCGAAGACTCTACAGAGAGTTCGCTGGGCGCAGTGCTGCAATAGGTAAGTGGTATCCATCCACTTTGTATTTAAAACCAAAGTCATCTAAATCACCTCTCTTTTTAAATTCCCCTGATCTCTGAATCTTGAGTCCTGTAGCCCAACCCAGAACCCAAGCCATTGAGAAATCTTTACGGACACGAACAAAGAAGTATGAGTTAGCTCCTAACTTCTTCCCCTCTGCACAGTTCACTGATGCTGTGTAGTGGGGTTGGGGTTTCCCCGCACATCCCTTAGCTTTAACATCTATAGTTCTTTTTCCCAGAACATAGTCATGGGTGAATAATTTATTACCCACGTATAAGGATTCAGGATACAGCTTTTCAAAAGCAACCTCCCCGATAAAGCCTGTCATTCTCCCAGCCCCCCTTGTAAATGAATTTGGAAGAACCCCCAAGTCTTCGCTACGTTCAAACGCTTCTTTAATATCGTCGCTGTTAGGCGTGAAGATAAGCATCCCCTTAGTTCTAGTAAACTGAGGGGGTAGCTTTTTTCGTTTCATCCTTTAATAGTTCGTTTAATTAACCTGTCGTATGCGGGGAAGAAGACTTCTTCCATACATCGAACAACGGCTTCTTGCTCAAATGTTTCACAAAAACCCACACCTGAAATACATAAGCTCGCCTCCATCAACTCATGTCTTAATGTTTCTAAGATATCTTTATCACTGAGATCATTATGGATCGTTATCACTTTCTGATCGTGGCTGAAGTAACCATAAAGATCTTGATCACTTAAATCTCTTTGAACAATTTTTACAGTCTGCCCAGCAACACGTAAACTTTTAGGTATCCTCATCGGAGTAAAAGTTATTAATAGCGTTAGCATAAACAGATGCCAATCGACTCAAGTCAGATCGAATTAAAGCGACATCACTTCGGTTTGATCCAAAGAAAGGTTCCGCGATACACGCATAGCAGGGAGTTTTTCGTAGGAACATGGAACCCCTACTACCCTTAGAGCGGGACTTAACCCCCCTAGCTTTTAACTCAGGGTATTCGCTGACCATTGATTCGTGAATCTTGTATGCTAAAGCCTTACCCCCTTTACTTGATTCCCAATGCAACCATTCATGGCCCGTGGCTTTTGGTCCAGCAGCATTGAAATGGAACTCGATACAGGCATCAATTCCATCTTTACGCATCCGTCTCGATACGTTGTTGATCGCGCCCACATAACTCGATGCGCCGTAGTCATCGTAGATCTTGTAAGGGACTTTGAGAAGTGGAGTTACCAAAGGCATTAAGTTCGAGTTGAATTCATGTTCACTCACACTGTCATCACCAACAGTGTATGCTCCACTATCTCCTCTCCTCGAATGTCCAATGGCTAACCCAATCATTTTTTAAGCATTTTGTATATAGTCACAACAGCGACCGCGATACCTCCAGCAAGAGATAAGATACGGAGCCAGTATTCGAGTTGATCTTGATATGATAAGATGACTCCTATTGTTGGTGACACAGCGCCTATAAGGGGCATAAGTAAACTATCTTTCATCATTTTGATCCAATAATAATTGCTCTCCTATAGCTGTAATCGCTATGAAATTTATGTAGTTGCCGACCCGTCAATACCCCTTCGACAAAACTATATTGAGTGCCTTCAATTAGAGTGATCGTGGGGGGATCATGTAGTGCGCTTGAGTTCACGGTGGAGGCGTTTCGCGATCCGCTCAAGCCGCAGCTTTGCAGCAGGGCTACCATCGGCAGCAAGCTCATCAATTTCATCTTCCAGTTCATAAACAAATCTTCGGTGTTTTAGTTTCACATAGGATACGTAAGCGTAAAGTGCCGCTGTGATTACTTTGATCATTTCTTAGCTTTCCCAATATTGAGAGCAGCCCATTCAAGAACAGCATATAGCTTACGCACAACCCCATCGTCTTTGGGTGTGGGGGTCAGAGCGCAAATTGCGGATGCGACAGCCACCACAGCAGTGGCAATTGAAATAAGGCTTTCTTTGTTTTCTAGGATATAATTTAGCATGGTTACATTACGTTAGGTATTCTCGAACCAGATCCAGTTGGATCAAAGTTGACTGCGGGTTTAGCTGACCCTCTATAAGCGTCTAGCTCTTCTTCTAAAAGTTGTTTGCACACATTCCAGTGGTAGTTGGCGCGTTCCAAATCAGCATTGTCTTCTGCTACGGTCCCTAACAAACCATGTTTGACAGCATTAAGGTTGCTTGGTCTTACGACATCGAAGCTGTTAATGAGATTTTTGAACCTACGCTTAACCAAGACTCTAATTGTTTTCTTAGTGGCGTTTGTAGTGTCATTGCCCAACCTATATCTTCGAAAGTTATTAACTTTGTTAGCTTCTTGAACCGTTCCTAATTCAAGCGTATCTGATGTATCATTAACATTCACCGCCGTTATTTTAACAGGGCTAGGTAATGATGAATCTCCATTTCGTATCTCAGTAATCTTAGTGAACACCACTGATCCTGAAGTAATTTTGTTTGAAACTGTGTCTAGATTAGGGTTGTATGTCTGCGTAACAGGGGTGGTGGCGTTATTTAACCCTGTTATGGTAATAAAGTTAGTCGAAGTTCGTGGAATATTAGTCGCGGGGGAGATGGGTTCAATGCTGATAGTGTAGGCTTTAGATGCTTCAAGCTCGTTTACTGACGGGGCGAACCCATCATCAACCAAACCAAAGCCGTAGAGAGTAGAACCATCTCTATTTCTCCCAGTAATTCTATAGTCATGGAATTGTGCTTTTGCCCTAACAGGGTCGTTATCAATCAACGCAGATACAATAGACTCTGAATCATCAGGTAGTGTGAAGTTACCATCCGTGGTTGAAATAGTGGTCTCGTATAGTAAATCCCGCCACATGCCCATTGCATAAAGTCGGGGCATGACAAGATTAAGTTCCTGAATAAATGAGGAACCTACGGTTTTATATTTAGAGAGGGCTTCTTCTACCCCCGCTACGGTAAGAGTAGCCATAAGGATATGTTAATTTAATATCCTTAATCAGTCAAGGCAGGGGTAATTACTCTGTCGGGCAAGAAGAACACCCATCTCCGGTAGATTCTTTAACCAATCTCTGTGTCACACCGTTGGAACTCAACACATCTACGGTATGAGTAGCATTAACTACTGTTACGCCAGTCAATTCTTTTACCACAGGGACGTAAACTAGAGGTGAACTCGAAGTGCTTGCGATACCAGTTACTGAGGTGATGTTTGACCCCACAATTCCTTGTCCTAAAGTCCTGCTTTCAACACCAGCTCCAGTAGTCGTGGCGTTTACCACACCCGTTACTTGAACAACACTCGCAACTCCTGTTACTTGAGTGATGTTTGTCCCCACAATTCCCTGTCCTAAAATCCTACTTTCAACACCAGCTCCAGTAGTGGTTGCGTTTACTACACCCGTTACTTGAACAACACCCGTAACTCCCGTTACCTGAGTAGGGTCATCAACGTATATAACTTCATCAGGTGCGGAAGGTTGTTCATCTTTAGGATAACCTAGAACCCAGTAACAAGTTGAAGATGGGCTGGAAGTTGACCCGCTTGTCACACAAATCTCCACCCAATCTAGCGTCCGTTCAGTTCCCCCAGCCCACATCGTGCTATGCGGAGTTCCTTGAATCATGTTAACATTCTCGGTCCCAGCACGAACATAATCATTAGCTACACTAGCTGAAACTACTACATTATCAGCGGCTGTAGCCCCACCTGCCCACATCGTGGTGTGCGGAGTTCCTTGAATCATGTTAACATTCTCGGTTCCACCACGCACATAGTCATTTTCTACAACAGCCGCAACTACTACATTATTAGCGGCTGTAGCCCCGCCTGCCCACATCGAATTATTCAAGGAACCACCAGCGTAGGCGTTACTTTTTTGTGTGGCAGTAGGTATTTTCGCCACTTGTGTTAAGGTCGGGTTAGTTGTTGAAGGAGCAAATACACTTACAGATTCCAGATTTTCTACTTGTAAGTCACTGATACAGCGAACAAGCCCATCTTCGATGATCGCCTGTTTCTTATCACCTACTTTCCAAGTCTTGTTATACCGGTTGCCATGAACATTTATAGTATCGCCAGAAGTATTTACTTGAACCTGAGGTAAACCTGAAACTTTATTGTCACCATCACAATTTCGCCCCTGCCCCAGTTCACTTATACGCCTAAGATTTTTAAAGTCATCTCCTTCCGTGTAATTCTTATACACGTTCTGCCCAACACCCACATTTTTTATAGCGTCGTATCCAGCTATCCACCA